ATTCGGGGAGAGGATAGTGCTTCACGCCTGCTGCGTACACACGATAGTAGAACAACTGCTTTCCGAGGCGGTTCTCCGGGTCGAAGGCGGGAATCTTCTCGATGTCCCCGACCTTGGGGAACAACTGCATCATGTCATCGTTGTACCAATCAGCGACTTGGAACATCTTTTCTTCCTTGTCCACCCGGATTTTCTCAAAGGGGATGTGTTCCATCTTGGCGATGGTCCCAAGTTTGGACCAAGTAACCGCAACCGCAAAGCCGTTGAAGATTTCCAAGTCAAGGACCAGTTTCTCGGTGATGTCGTTCAAGTCCTCGGTGCTTGACATTCCGTCGAAAAACTTGATGAACCGGGCCTCTTGCTCTACGGTCAGGTTGTCGCCTGCCTGCCATCCTCCGCCCATGATGTAGTTCACCTTGCCATTCACGATAGCGTTGTGCTTGGACGACCTGCGATAGTTGTCAAGCAGGTAGTAGGGGTATTCATTCGCAAAGCCATAGGTGATGTATTTGCCGGAGCGATTCTCCAGCATTACAGGGACCTTATGCTCTATCCCCAACCATTGAGTGAAGTGTTGAGTAGATTTGCTCATAGCGTTACTGCGGTAAAGTTGAGGGACTGAATCGTGATGGGTTCCGCAGAGTTCTTTGAGTTGACCATGATGGTAAACTCGTCGTTGACCGCAGCGGTGAGGTAGGCTTCAGAATAGACCGCATGGCCGTTGTCGTGGCTCATTGTAACCCCTGCCTTGCTGGATGCAATCGTATTGCCTCCCTTGGCGATGTACCAGTCAAATTCCCTGTTGTTGCTTGCCGAAAAGGTCATATTTGCAGACACCTTCAACGCAGCCCCAGCGATGCCTGTGTAGGTAATCACGCAGGTGCTTTTGTTAATCGTAAAGTTGTAGGTTGACAAAATCCCCTCATCCATTGCAATCGTCAACTTAGCGGCTGCATTGCTTGTTGGAGTGAAGTTGGTATTGGATGCAACGGTCAATGAGCCAAAACCCCGTTCCCGATTCAGGGTCGCAGTATCGGCAAGGTCGTCAAATAAACCGCCTACCCGTGCAGCGGTGTTCGCCCCAGCAGCGGTTTCGTTAGCAATGGTTGCAGCACTCGTTTGGAGTTGCGTTCTCGTTTGTACGCTCATTAGTCAAAAGTTGAATCAAAAGTGGAATCAAAGACACCCTCATCGGATGCCCCAAAGACGGTGTACTGGATGGAATTAGCGTAGGTGTTGAAGCCTATCGTTGCGGTTTGTACAAAAGCCAAGCCCGTTTCAACGACCGCCAAAGCAGCGGCAACCGTGCTATTGGTATCGTAAACTTCATATTTATACGAGCCTGTTTCAAGCGACCCCACGGCAATCTGAAATTGGTCATAGCGGTTGGTATAGTTGGAAAGGTTGGCAGATTTCAGCAGGGTGAAATCGGTCGTGGTGTTCTTTGCGATGCTTGTAAGGCGCAAGATGTAGCGGTCCCCCGTGCTGGCTCGCTCGGTCCAAGTAACCGTTATCGTGTTGGTCGTGTCAGGGTTCAGGTAAAGCATCTGCTTGTAAATGTGCGATGCCCCCGAATTTCACAATTTGCGCCCAATCTGCCTGTATAGTTCGGCCCGCTTCTTGGCGGTTTCGACCACGTTGAACTGCTTTTTAATGTCAGCCGTGAGGTTATCAGCCAAGGCTTTGCGAAGGTCGGGGTCAAGGATTAACTGCTTGATGTACGTGTACCAGTACTTGGGTTTGTTGTAAGGAACAAGAAACCCGTTCTCCCCGTGCTTGATTACGTCGGTATAGGGGATGGTTTCGGATGCGATGATGGCCTTGTTCATCCACCCTGCCTCGACCACCTTCAACTCGGACTTGAGTTTGTTGAACTTGGTATCTCGGAGCGGTGCAAGGGTAACGTTCACGAAGTTGTAGCCCCCGACATACGAGTAGATGTCAGCAGCCTGAATGCGTCCGTAGTTCGGATTGTTCCCTTGGTCGCTGATGATTTTCTCGTAGCCCTCATAAACGGGGTTGTTGTCGTTCCATCCTCCGAGATAGAGGCGGTACTTGCCGTCAAGGTTTGCGTCCCAGCGTAGTTTCTGCATCGCCTCACGGAGCAGTTCCATGTCCTCGCCATGCTGCGCACCTCCGAACCACCCGAACTTGACGAGATGCTTGTCGGGTTCTTCTTCGGGGTTGGGAATGAACTGCTGGTAGGCTTCGTAGGGTTCATTCTGCAAAATGCTCACATTCGCATTTAGAGGCCGTATGCGAGAGGCAAGATGCTCGGTGGTACAGGTAACCCAATCGGCCAATTTTATGTGCTTACGGATGACCTCTGCGAGTTTGGTTTGGTGGTAGTGGCGGTACATGATGTGGCCGCTCTCAAGGACCCAGTAATCGTCCAAGTCAAGGATGACTTTGGCCCCATATTGGGTCAGGGCTTTGTAGACATTCTCCACCTGCTCCATGGTTCCTTGGCACCAAAGCCTGCTGAACAGGAACAGGTCAATCGACTTCAAGCCCTCGTCGCTGATCGTGGTGATGTTCTCGACGCACACATAGTCAAACTCCGGGTAGTTGTCGCCCAAGTATGCGTTCGGCATTTCGAGGCGGTAATAACTGCACCCGGTTGGATGGGCGTTATAGACAATGCAAATCTTCATGGGGTAAAAATAAGAAGGGCAGCCATTGCTGACTGCCCCTCTCAAACCTCAGATGATGAAAACCTAAGTCAAAGATACTACGAACCTGCGATTTGTGCGGCCAACGGTGTAAAAGTTGTTGACACAATCAAAAGCATTGGGTCGGGTTCCATCCCTGTCAGCGTCATTTCGTAGCCACTTCTATCTCCGAAGGCAGTACCAGTTCCAGCGGTTCCAGCGGTTGCCTCCAAGCCGTTGGCAGAGCCTAACAACCAGTAACGATTGTTGTTGTCCTGCACGATGACCAGCAAGCGGTTGCGAGCAAGCAGGCGGAGTTCGTTGCGTACTGCGACTTGCAGTTTGTTGATGGTAAAGGTAACCTCAGGGGTGTAGTAAATTGAGCCGTTCTCGATGCTTGCGTTCAGCGTTTCCGTCATGGACGAAGTAGCCTTGGTCAAGTCGTACTCGTAGAAACCCGAAGAGAAACCCGTGAAGCCTGTAACAGTACCAGAGCCGTTAGTGTTAACGGTTCCCGTAGCATTCCAGCCTTGGACGTAAATTGTTTTGATTCCACCTACGGAATCACGGCAGCCGAGGGCGTAGCCAGTTGTTAAGGAGCAGGACATATGTGTGTTTGGGTTTTAAGTTTCAAGAGAACAAAAAAGCGAGGGGAGGTTTCCCTCCCCCCACACATTAGGTCAAGCGGAAGTCTACAACCAAGTCGGGGTAAGCGATTTGGACACCTGCTTTGAAGGCTGCTTGGAAGCGGACTTCATCGTTGTCTTTGCTGAACCAGATCGAGAATTGCTCCTCGTCGGACAAAAGGTCGGTTCCGTAGAAGAAGTTGCCGAGGTAAGAAGAAACGATGCGGTTAGTTCCAGTCAAGCCGGGAACTGCGATGACACGGACGTTTGTGCCGGGATACATGATGTCCCCGTCAGCAAGGCCAGCCAAGTCAACTTGGTTGTACAGGACGTTAGCGGTTGATTTGAACGCACCAAGCAACGTACGGAAGTTGTCCCAACCGCAGAAGATTACGAGGTCAGTCTTAGTCAAGATGGCCTGTGGGATTTGGTTGTAGATGCCGTCGAAGATGGCGATTGCGTTGCTTGTAGTGATACCAACGGACGCAGAAACCGCTCCTGTGTTACCGCTGATGGTAGAACCCGATGCAGCGTTCAACAACTGGTTGACACCTGAAAAGTAGGTGTTGCCCTTCCAAATTGCATTCTCCAACGCTTCTGCGATACGGAGAGCCTTCTGCTCGGAGAAAGCCTGCTCGAAGGGAACACTCTCGTAGTTAGAGCCAGCGGTTAACTGGGTCTGCATCCAGTATTGTTCCAAGGAACGAGGACACAAGGTTTCTTGCACTTTCATACGACCAACGGTGATATTACGCTGGGTGAAGGCAGTCGTTCCTGAAGTGGTGTAACCGCAAGCATCACCGCTCTGCAATTGTGCATCGGTGTCCATGAGGTTGAGAGCAGCAGCGAACTTGATGCCCACCTGCTTGGTGAACAGGGCTGCTGAACGGGCCGAGAACACGGCCTTGG